CCCAGCTCTAACCCACTGTGTGATGCGGTGGGATTTAGAGCGCGCGCTTGGTGGCTGTGCCCAGATTCTTGGAGCTAAGCTCTCAGAAGTCATAGGACCTCGAGACTTCTGCTGAGGGCGCGCTCATGTCAGCTGCTGAGTCCTCAGTACTTTATCATAAAAGTAAACACTTTCATACTACAGCACTACGAACTCATATTTCTGCAGCTCTCTGCAGTTCTGCGCCACAAACTACTTACATAGAATAAGGGTTTTCAGTCCGATTCGGCCGAGGGTTGTCATCATCCACGTACATGGATGTGTTATCAGGAATGTAGTCAAGTGTGATCATGCCACTATCCCTAAGGTACCGTAGTGCCTGGCTTAGAGCATCCACGTAGTCATCGTGTCGCCCCAATGGGAAACTACATACTTCACTAACGAAAGGTTGTATCCAGCTCCTAGGTTGCCCTGGCACCGACCCCGATTCAGGCAGAAACATCAGCCCCTTCTCTATCATCGGAGCTACGATGTTCAGCCTCGTGGCTTTATCAGCCGACCCAGGGTTGTAGCCCCGTATAGGAATTCGTGTTTGTTGTAGGTCCTGTATCAGTGCTATGCCACTAGACTTGTTCTCAATCAGTACTAAGTCTACCTTCTTGCCTGACCCAAACTCGTCCGGGTTGCCGTACACCTCACTATACTCGTCCTGCAGCTTAGCCCTTAGATCAGGGTAGAGTAACCGTTCGCTCCAGCAGTCTATGAGCATGACACGATTGCCTTTGTCTTCGGACGGTCTGAAGATACCTAGTACCACACAGGCAGTTGGGTCGTTCACGGTCTTATCACTAGTGGCGACATCATAACTCTGCACCACGTAGCTAAATTCAGGAAACGCCTTACTGGCATCCCATAGCCTGAACCAGCTCCGCTTAACGAGACCGCTCTCTTCTGGGTTGAGAATCTCGGCGTGTATCTCCTGGCGGCCGATCTCAGTGCCCTCGTATGCGAGAATCTGGTTTTGAAACGTAGGTGCCAAGTTAGCTATGTTCGCGTACGTAGAGGCAGTGGTGACATGGACACTTTTGCCATCCAGCGCCACGAGCTCTACTATCTTAGGCACAGGCTTAGGAGTAGTGGTGCAGACCATCATCGGCTTCTTGCCTAGCCTTAATGAAAATTGAATCATGTCCCAGGCATCATCCAGATAGTCATACGCGGCTAGCTCATCAGCCCAGACATGGTGCCATTGTGGGCCGCGAAACCGACTCGGCTCACTGGCAGCAATGCCCTTGATGATCGAGCCGTTCTTGAGCGTCAGCTCATGCAAACTAATGCCGTAGTTATCCACGATCTCAGGGGGGCAGACGTTCAGTAATCCTGACTCTCCGTTAAAGCAGACATCTCGTATATCACCGCTTGTAGGGGCAGTGACCAGTATTCTGGACTTTGGTTCACTCCAGGCTTTCCACCAACACCACTCAGCGGCTAGCCTTGTCTTGCCAGCGCCACGCCCAGCTAGCAGCAGCCACACGGACCAGTCAGTGTTCGGTTCTATTTGATGGGGTAGGGCGATTGTCAGCCATTTAAGACGTGCTTTGAACGCTGCTCTCCACTCGGGAGACATCTTGGACAGCTCGGCATCGTGCTTGGTTATCTTGGCAGCAATTAACTCTAATTGCTTTTCGGTAAGAGGCATAGAACCATTGTATCATCGCTATAAACGATGTTATGATTTGCAAAACAGGTGATACGAGCACTATGACAACTCAATACGATGAGCTAGGAAATGTGATTGGTGACGACGGCTCGTACCCAATGGAGCACATCATGGCTCATGCGCCTGCAAGGCCTATGCCTCTCCAAGCTAACGGCTCAGATGTGCCGTACGTAGCATCAGAGATTCCACAAACTCCGCCTCCAGTCCAACAACCAGCGCCTACACCAGCACCACAAACTCCACCGCCTTCACAATCATTCCTTGAGCGAATGACATTGCCAATACAAGCGGCTATGACGCATATGCCAGGGGCTGCATTTGTGCAAGGCATCACGCCTGCTATACAGTTTCCGTTTCAAGTGGCGGGTGGTACGGCTTATGGGCTTGCAAACCAAGCAATCAATCCCGACACCGCCGACTTTAATGCAGACACGACCAAGTTCATGGAGAACACCACCATGCCAGCGCAGTCTAAAGCCGGCCAAGAGTTTGGAAACGTGCTTGGTGAAATAGCGCAACGAACAGGTCCGCTCCCAGAGCTTATGGGTTTGCACCCAGCTCTTAGCGCTGATGACATGAGAGTGGCGCTTAAGCAGAACGTAGAGAGAGCTAGAGAGTTCAAGAACATACCGACCGATTACACGAATGCGCAGTCAGGCATCTCAAGAGAATCAGCTTTAGGCGGTAAGACTTACGGTGAGAATCTACAGAATGCAGCCTATGACATTGCTGATGTGGCAGCTAGGCAAGCTGCTAGACGATCAGAGTATGCGCCTGCTATGCCTGGGTCAGTACAAGTGTTCAGTGACTTAGTGCCTGATGTGAAACAGCACATGATGCAAGGGCCTAAGTCTGCTTTGTGGAACGAGCCTGAAGCGATTAGAGCGCAAGAACTAGAAGTGCCAGGCAATAAGACAGATAAAGAGATACACTACCTTACAGGCACATCAAGAGCGGGCGATAACTTTCAAAGGCAAGAGTTATCAGATGTCGGTGCAATAGTTAACCCAGGGTTCTTTGAGGTGTACAAAGTGCATCCACAAGCTATTGGAAAACTCACTCATCAATTGCCTGATGTGTATGAGCATACATCGATCTATGATGCGTATCCGTCATTACGCAAAGTCAATGTGCAAGTTGCTAACCTTGGAAAAGCATCTGCTCAGTATGATGATGTGAATAAGATTTTAACTATTGACTCAGGAATTTTGCACAATCCGCGGCTTGTTAAAGAAGCGATTGAGCATGAGATTCAGCATGAGATTCAAGACATTGAAGGGTGGGAAAAAGGCGGTAACTCTGAGATGTTCCCATCAAAGAAAGTAGTAGAGACTGCGCAGTTTCTTGAGAAGATCATGCAACAGTACAACGTCTCAGCAGAAGAAGCTGCTAAGATGTACAAGAAACAGTTTTTACTGCCGCATAAAGTAGACCCACAAGCAATACGGTATGCAAATGAGCTGCAAGGCGGCTTAATTCCGAATACAGATCCGATTGAGCGCTATCAACACATTCATGGCGAGATAGAAGCAGAGACGCCGCTAGGTAGAAGTGACTTAGAGCAAAATCAACTGCATCGGTTCTACCCATGGGAGAAGCACCCAAAAGACGTAGAAGGCACTCTTCCTCAGTTCACGCCTGATGCGTTTGGTCGCCCTAGAGGCAGAGGAGCACCTATCGGCGTAGAGCCTAGCTATGCACTGTACCGAAGCACTAGAAACCCCAAAGGTGAGCTTGTCTTCTCCAGCAAGCCTAAGTACTACCGACCACCGATTGCAAATGCAACGCCTGTTGCACAAATGGATGCTGAGTTAGCTACTAAACCTGAGATTCAGCAATCAGTCAAAGAAAAAGGTGGCAACTGGCCTGATTCATGGTTAGACACCAATGTTAAAAGACTAAAGAACAATATTCCTGAGTTTGATATAACAAAGCCGTATACTCAAGCGCAAGGTAATTACCTAAGCTTGCATTTCCCCGGTATTCAAGATGCATATGCTATGGACTTTAATAAGTCAAAACAGCATGGCATGCATTATGGTAAAGACTTTTGGCCGTGGATGCAAGAACACTTTCCAAATGAGCTGAATGATCTCACTAATAAGCAAACGACGGGTCATGCGCTTAATCAATGGGTTGATAGACGCCTTAAGCCCTATCTTAGAAATGAGCTAGCAACACCTGGCGATACTGTAAGAAAATTAATTGATGAGCATGGAATTACGCATATCAAAGATTTAGAAAACAGTGGTCAATATCCTAGAGCTGTATATGAAAATAGACGACAAGCAGGCATGCCTGAAGAAGGTCATTCTACATCAGAGTTAGGCAAAATCTGGGAAAACTTAGCAGATAGCAGTGTGCACCCAATGCCTGCTAAAGAATTCATTGGCGACTATCTTGCAACTGCCACGCAAAACCCCGGATTAATTGAAGCTGCAACACGTGATCCTAATTCTAAAATTCATCAGTTAGATAGCGACTTTGATGTAAAACTTGGTCTTGACCATTTAATGGATGAGCTTAGAAGCTCTCTTACAGGAAATGTCCCTCCGCATCTAGCGCTGACTCCTAAGACACTAGAGCGTATGACCATGGCAGATGCAGTAAGACATGTCAGTAAGATCAATGACTACCGTGAAAAGCAGATGGCAAAGACTGCTGCCAAGGACATGGAGCATTTTCCACCAATCAAAGCTTATGAGAATGGTGACAAGTGGCATGATTTGAAATTGCCTACCACGATGCATCCTTTATCAGAAGGACACGAGCTTGTACCTTTTACTACTGAACTCGGTAAACCAGTTCATAACATTATCGATAAAGCAACCGGCGAACAACTCGTAGACACTACTAAACATGCCGAGCATGCAATGGAACAATACAGCAATAAAAAGAACTACGAACTTCTTGACAAGACTCTCAAGAATGAAGGTGACATGATGGGTCACTGCGTAGGAGGCTATACAGATGAAGTTGCTAGTGGCGACACAAAGATCTTTACATTACGAGATAAGTCAAATAAACCGCATGCAACGGTTGAAATGAATGTTGTTTCGCCTAGGTGGGAAGACATTCCTGCTAATGTTAAAGCTAAATACTACGAGTTAGGCAAAACAGAAGGAAATACTACTCAATCAACGCCTGAGTCAAATGCATATTTTGATCAGTGGGTTAAAGACAATCCAACTGTTGTGCTTAATCAGTTTAAAGGTAAGCAAAATAGACCGATTATTGAAAAATATCGTGATCAAGCAATTGATTTTTTAAACAACCCTCAAAATGTTCATACGATTTATTCAATTACTGATGAAGGTAGACGTGACTTAGCAGGCGCCGGTATTATAGATCGTAATGACACAAGCAGTGTTCTGCAACACTTAACGCCTGCCATCATAGGCAGTTGGGGCAAAGGTGCAGAACAATTTAACAAGCTTATCGAGCAACACCCAGATCTTCCTCGTTTTATCAGTGTTGATGAGCTGAAACAACTATTTAAAACTCAAAAGCCAGAAGGCCACAAGCACGGCGGTCGTATTCATATGGCAGAGGGTGGTGATCCAACAGCTGCTAGAGATGCATTGTTCGAAGCTAGCCGTAAAGCGCAAGCTGAAAAAATAGCAGCAGAAGAAGCTACTCGTCCTCGCACTTATACAGAGCGACTACAAGACATGGGACGTTTACCTACACCTGAGGCGCCGAAATCGCCTAGAGGCAGTGGTGGTGCTGGTTTTGCACCCGGCACTATGAACCCATTTAACCCTGACAGCCCTTTAAACAGAAAAGACGGCGGTCATGTTACTATAGACACAATGCGCTATGCATTACTAAGGACTAAACATGGCTGAACAAATGCCAATCCCTCAAGATTATGATCGTCATATCTCAGGCACTGAAGACACTGTAGATGAGAATGATTCTATCTATGAGATTCTTGATGATATCTCAGATGTAGAAGAATTGCCTGATGGGTCGGCGATTATTCGTTTAGAAGAGCTAAAAACACCTAGTGAAAGCCCAGACTTTTACGAAAACTTGGCAGATTCAAGCATTAACCCATATGATCTAGATAAGATCGCGCTTAAATACCTTGATCTGATTGAGAAAGACAAGGAAGCTAGGGAAGATCGTGACAAACAGTATGAAGACGGATTACGCAGAACAGGTTTAGGCCAAGATGCCCCTGGCGGTGCTCAGTTTCAAGGGGCATCCAAAGTAGTCCATCCAGTGATGGCAGAAGCTTGCGTGGACTTCGCAGCAAGAGCTATCAAGGAGTTATTCCCAGCAGAAGGGCCAGTCAGAACCAAGATCATTGGTGAGGCGACTGAAGAGAAGACTGCCAGAGCAGAGCGTAAGCGCGATTACATGAACTGGCAGCTCACTGAGCAGATTGAAGAATATCGCGACGAAGAGGAGCAGATGCTCACGCAGCTACCTCTTGGTGGCTCGCAGTACATGAAAATGTGGTACGATGAGAAAAAGAAACGTCCCTGCTCTGAGTTCGTTCCTATCGATAACATCTATCTGCCATTTGCAGCAGGTAATTTCTATACTGCAGCACGTGTTACTGAAGTTCAAGACATTACTCAGGAAGAATTTGACATTCGAGTCAGTACTGGGTTGTATGCTGACTTAGATGTGTATAGAGTCAGTCAAGAACCTGATGAGTCAAAAGCTGAAAAAGCGAACAATAAGATTGAAGGTCGCCGTTCACAAGCTGATAACATTGACGGAATTCGCAGAGTATTTCATATCTTCACATGGCTAGAGCTAGAAGATGACAGTCTAAGCAACTCAGAGCGAGCTCCTTATATTCTTATGATCGATGAGAATGAGCGCTCCGTTGTAGGCTTATATCGTAACTGGGAGGATGGAGATGACACCTTCACTAAGCTGGACTGGCTTATTGAGTTTAAATTCATACCTTGGCGTGGTGCTTATGCTATTGGCTTACCTCATCTTATTGGTGGGCTTAGTGCTGCTCTTACTGGCGCATTACGCGCTTTGCTCGACTCCGCGCACATCAACACCGCGCCGACGATGCTTAAACTTAAGGGTGCTAAAGTTAGCGGTCAGTCAACGACGATTGAGCCTACTCAAGTATCTGAGATCGAAGGCGCGCCAGGAGTAGATGACATTCGTAAGATTGCCATGGCAGTTCCATTTAATCCGCCATCGCCTGTTCTGTTTCAGTTACTAGGTTGGTTAACAGCAGCTGCTAAAGGTGTAGTTACAACTGCAGAAGAGAAGATAGCAGATGTAACATCTAATGCTCCTGTGGGCACTACTCAAGCATTGATTGAGCAAGGCTCGGTAGTCTTTAGCTCAATTCATTCACGCTTGCATGATTCACAGCGCCGCGTCTTTAAAGTATTGGCTCGTTTAAATCGCTGGTACTTAGATGAGCAGCGTAAAACAGAGATTGTGGCTGATTTACAAGTTACGCAAGATGATTTTATTTATAACTCGGATATTATTCCAGTTAGCGATCCGCACATTTTTGCAGAGTCACAGCGCTATGCTCAAATTCAAACGCTTTCTCAACGTGCTCAGCAAAACCCTGACTTATATAATCGTCTAGAAGTTGAAAAGCGCATTCTTAAACAGATCAAGATCTCTGACATTAATGGTGTTCTGCCTGATCCGCATAAAGTGGAGAACATGAACCCTGCATTAGAGAATGTGTCAATGACCCTTGGCAGGCCTGTTGGCGCATTCCCCAACCAAGACCATATTGCGCATTTCTTGTCACATATCTCATATGCTAAAGATCCTATTTTTGGTGCAAACCCTATTGTTGCCCCATCATTCATACCCGCATGCCTCGAGCATCTAAAGCAGCATTTGACGCTTTGGTACTTGAACCAAGCCGATGCATATACATCAGCTGCATTAGGTAGCCCATATGATGCATTGAAAGTTAAAGAAATTCCACAAGAAGCTCAGAAACTCTTGGCAGCTGCATTACAGCACGTACATCAAGACTCTGCCCAAAATCTAGCTGAGGTAGGGCAAGGTATCCAACAGATGATGCAGATGATGCGCACCATACAACAACAGCAACCTATGCCGCCTACTGATCCAAATATCATGGCTCAAGTGAATGCCCTTACACAAACTTCAATGGCAGAAACGAAGCGTAAAGAAGCCGTTGATGCAGCTAGATTGCAATTAGATGCTCAGAAACAGAATCAAGATGGTCAGATAAAAGAAGCTCAAATTGTAAGTCAACAGCAAATTGAAGCTGCTAAAATGACGCATGACATCAATACATTAACTATTGAAAAGCAATTTGAATCTAAACAAGCAGAAGTAGAACATCAACAAGCATTGCAACAAGCAGCTCAGCAGCATGTTCAAAGTTCACAGCAATCTGCGCAAGAAGCACAGCAAGCCGGAATGCAACAACAATTAGCTGCACAAGCAGAAGCAGCACAACCTGCAGCACCCCAACCTACACCTCAACAATAGGAGAATCAAATGACTGAAGCAATTAGTGCGCATAAAAAAATGGCAATGGGAATCACCGAAGGCAACAAGCTTAAAAAAGGCGGTGGTGTTCGGAAATTTGCAGTTGGTGGTCTTGCAGATGGCGGCCCTAAAAAGCCTGATTTTAAAGCAGGCACAGCTAAGATTGCTACAATGAAAAAAGGTGGCTCAGCACGTGGTCGCTGAACTAATTGGTAATATTAAGAATCGGCAACTAGAAATTGCCCTTTCACTTGCAGATGGTGGGGCAATTAATATTGAAGCATACCACCGTCTAGTAGGCATTAACCAAGGGCTTGGTGAAGCTCTTAGTATGGTTGATGAACTATTGAAAAAGCAAGACAAAGATTTGTAGTAAAACCGCTCTGTATAGAGCTTTTAAAAGGAGTGACGTATGTCATTTGATGTTGAGCAGACGATTCAAGAAGCATTTCCAGATGTTGATCCTATGATTATCCCCTTTGGTGCTCGCGTACTAGTTCAGCTACGTGCGGTCAAAGAAAAAGTATCCAGCGCAGGTATCTTACTCCCGCCTGAAACCAAAGAAACTGAAAAATGGAATACCCAAATCGGCAAAGTACTAGCCGTTGGTCCTATTGCATTTAAACAGCGAGATACTAGTGAACCATGGCCAGAAGGCGCATGGGCTGAAGTCGGTGACTTTGTCCGTGTTGTTAAATGGGGTGGCGATCGCTGGGAAGTAGACTATGTTGATGAAGAAGGGTTAAATGGGAAAGCATTATTTACTTTCTTTAATGACCATGAGTTAATCGGCAAAGTTACGGGAGATCCTCGTGCAATTAAAGCATTCATTTAAGTTTTGAAAGGAAAACTAGCATGAATCCAACAGATAAAATGGAAACACAATTAGCCGTAGAAGAGTTGCAAGACGGTGGTGCGGCAGTACAACTACCAGATGGTGAATCGAACCCACAATCAGGCGCGGATGAGCATGATGATGACTTAGACGCAGGTACGAGTAGTGCTGATGATGAAGATCGCGAAAAAATTCGAGAAGCTAGGCGTGAAGAGCGTCGCTTAAAGAAGCAGATTCATCGTGAAAAAGCTAAAGAATCAAATTCGCTTATCAATGCATTGAAAAGACAGAATTCTGAATTATCTAACCGTCTAGCAGTAGTAGAACGGAAGAGTTCAGGCGCTGAATTGGCAAGAGTTGACAAAGCGATTGATGATGCTGGCGTTCAAGTTGAGTATGCTAAGATGAAGTTATCAGAAGCAGTTGCTCATCAAGACGGTGAAGGTGTTACCCGAGCTCAAGAACTCTGGTATGAATCTAAGCGAAAACTTGAGTCACTTGAAAGTGTCAAGCAAAATGCAACTCGTCAGATCAACCAACCACAACAACAGAACATCCAAGTACCTGATCCGATGGTTCAGAAGATGGCTGCTGATTGGATGGAAGATAACCCATGGTATGACCCACGAGGCGGTAATGAGGAGTCTCAGATTGCTCAGATCGTTGACAAAAAGCTTACAGATGAAGGGTACGACCCAACTTCTGAAGATTATTGGGACGAGTTAAGCGATCGTCTTAGTAAGTACTTGCCAAAGCAAAGCCCTAATGCTCAAAAAACATCACGACCAAGGTCAGTTATGACAAGTTCAGGTAGAGACACCACTGCAACCACTAAATCTAATGAATTTAGGATTAGTCCAGAGCGTGTGGCAGCAATGAAAGAAGCGGGTGCTTGGGATAACCCTGAGCTACGTAAAAAAATGACACAACGGTTCATTGATTATGACCGTGCAAACAAGAATAGAGGCTAATCATGAGTGATGATCGTTTAAAGAAAAACACGACTGCAGGTCGTGAATCCCGTGCATCTCAAGATGCATCCCGTCAACCTCCAGAAGATAAGATGATCTCATCAGAAGAGCGTCGTCGTATGTTCAGATCGGAGTGGCAGCAAGAAGCCTTACCGACAGTACCGGCGATACCTGGTTTTCACCCTTGCTGGTTATCGACTACCTCCACGTATGATCCGATTCATAAGCGTCTCAGAATGGGGTACACACCTGTTACAGCTGAAGATGTGCCTGGTTTTGAACATCTGAAGGTTAAATCTGGTGAAATGGAAGGCTTTATTTCCGTTAATGAGATGGTTCTGTACAAGATCCCTAATGAACTCTATCAAGAAATCATGCAAGAGATGCATCATGATGCTCCGATGGACGAGCAAACAAAGATCAAAATCCAGCAAGAACAGCTTCTGAATGCCAAGGATAACAGTGGTAAACGCCTAGGCAATATTGAAGGTGACGGTATGGAATTTGATATGAGTAAAAAAGCTCCCATATTTGAATAAATAGGGATATAATCAGTTTTATATAAGCGCTAGAAGTTTAGCGCTTAGTTCTAAAGAATTCGCAGCACTTAAAATCGCGATAATGTGATTTTGCTAAATCGGCTTTGAACAAAGCTAAAACCAAAATCTATTAACCATTTTAAGGAGCAATCTATGTCAGCTACTAACGCTCCATTTGGTTTGCGCCCCGCATTTTTCCCAACTGGTTTGGAACGTGCTCAGGCTCTAACAAATGGCATCCCGTCTGGCTATGCGACCAATATTTTAAAAGGTCAGCCAGTCTCGTATTCCGCGAACAGTGGTCAGATTATTCCCGTCGCTACGACTGAAGCTTTTTCAGGTTCATTCCAAGGTGTCGAGTTTACTGATACAACTGGTCGTCGTCGTGTTTCTAATTACTGGCCAGCCAGTACAACAGGCACAAACATCATCGCTTATTTCTATAATGATCAACAGATCGTTTATGAAATCCAAGCTGATGGCGCTGTTGCACAAACTGCTATCGGTAACGAAGCAAACTTCACTAATCTAACGGCTGGTTCAACAACCACTGGTTTGTCTCAATGCACTATGTCTGCTTCTTTAGTAGGCTCTAGTACACAAGGCCAAATGCGTATTGTTGATATCGCACCGAACGTTGACAATAACTGGGGAGACGCTTATACAGTTGTACGTGTACAGATCTCTAAACCTCAGTTCGTTGCCGCCGTAACCGCAATTTAAGGAGAACTGAACTATGGCAGCCCCGATGCGCAGTACGGACTTCCGATCAATAGTTGAGCCTATCCTCAACGAATCTTTTGACGGTGTCTATGACCAACGTGCCGATGAATGGTCCACGGTTTTCCGTGAACAATCAGGCATTCCACGTAACTACCATGAAGAGCCAGTACTGTACGGTTTTGGTGCAGCTCCTCAATTGCCTGACGGTAGCCCAGTAAGCTATCAACAAGGTGGTGTGTTATTCCTGCAACGCTATGTATACCAAGTCTTTGGTTTGGCATTTGCTTTGACTAAGGTTTTAGTTGAAGATGGTGACCATATCCGTATTGGACAAGTATATGCAAAACATTTAGCTCAATCATTGATTGAAACTAAAGAATTGCTCTGTGCTAACATTCTTAACCGCGCTTTCAATAGTGCTTATACTGGCGGTGATGGTGTTGCATTGAATAGTACTGCTCACCCAATCGTTAACGGCACAACAAGTAATATACTTTCTACTGCTGCTAACTTATCCCAGACTTCACTTGAGCAAATGTTGATTCAGGTTCGTCAAGCTGTTGACAACAACGGTAAGAAGATCCGCTTACAGCCACTAAAATTGGTTGTAGCACCTGGCAACGTGTTTCAAGCCGAAGTATTGTTAAAGTCAGTTCTACGTGCTGGTACAGCAAATAATGACATCAACCCAATTAAATCAATTGGATTGTTGCCAGAAGGTGCTTCAGTAATCAGTCGTTTGACTTCAGCAACTAACTGGTGGGTTCAAACCGATGCACCAGAAGGCATGAAGTTGATGATGCGTCGTGCGCTTGAGAAGACCATGGAAGGCGATTTTGAAACCGACTCCATGCGCTACAAAGCCACTGAGCGTTATTGGCCAAGCTGGACTGACTGGCGTTCTATGTATGGAACACCCGGAGTCTAAGTAGTACAAGGGCTGAGTCAAACGCTCAGCCCTTTCTTTTTAATGTAATCTGTCTAAGCTTTTCAAGGAGAAAGACAAATGCCACAATTTTCAGACGACCTATTCTTAGGTAATGCTACTACCAATATGGGTACTAGCACAAATCATGTTTCCACTGCATCTTTAACAGCATCAATTGCCACAACAGGTGGCGGTACATTAACTGTTACAGCATGGGTTGGGCCTCCTTTAGCAGTAGGTATGGTACTTGTCGGTGCAAACGTCACTGCAGGTACAACCATTACTGCATTCGGTACAGGCACTGGTGGGTTAGGCACTTATCTTGTGTCTATATCGCAAACAGCAGCATCAGCAGCGGTAACCGCATACGGCACATCAGATCTTGGTGATCCATCATTGATGAGCCAAGGTGTAGGACCTCTTGGTCGTATTTATGTTTGGGACCTCGTACCTGTTGCATTAGTTGCGAACAACATTGCTACTGCACAAATCGGTGGCGTAGGTACTGCATTAACATTAACCGCAGGTAAAGGTGTACAGTCAATCATCGGTAAAGCAGGTCAAACTCTTTATCAATTGGACGTGCCACGCGCAGTTAGTGTGACGACAGCATCTGGTTCGCCAACTGCTTCGACAATCACAGTAACTGGATTCGACTTCTACGGTCAAGCAATGAGTGAAGCTATTACTTCAAGCGCTGTTGCATCAACGAAAGTGAACGGCTTAAAGGCATTCTACCAGATCAGTGGTATTACTTCAAGCGCATCAACTACAGTGACAATTACTGTCGGCACTACTGACATTCTTGGATTCCCTGTACGTATCACTGCAGTACCGTTCTTGGCTACAATTAAACAAGGTGCTATATTGGCGCAAGATGCAGGCACTTTTGTAGCGGCTGATGCAACTAATCCGGCAACTACAACGTCAGGCGATGTGCGTGGCACTTATGTGGCATCTGCAGCAAATGACGGTATTAAGCGTATTGTTGGCGGTATCTTAGTCCCTGGTATTGGTTCAGGACCAAATGCAACTCGTTTGGGCGCGCTAGGTGTTAACCAAAACTTAGTAGTTTAATCGGAGATTAAGTCATGGCAACTAATAACTTTAAACGTATGTCTAAAATGCAGACAACTGAGCCTACGGCAGATGAAGCAGGCCCAGGCATGAAAAAGGGTGGTAAAGCTAAAAAGATGGCAATGGGTGGATTACCTATTGCAGGTCCTGCAGGCAGACGACCTATGATGGTTAGACCTCCTGCTGCTACTCCAGCTTTGCTTCAGCGCAAAGAAGGCGGCAAAGCTGAAGAAAACAAAGAAGAGCGTGAAATCAAATCTGTAAAGAAAGACTTGAAAACTCACGAAAGCGAAAAAGCTAGTGTTGCGCATCGCGGTTTGAAAACTGGTGGGATTGCTAAAGGCAAACCTGCAGGTTATAAAGACGGCGGTCACGTAACAATGGCTTGTAAAAGCATAGGTGGTTTTACTATGAAGAAAAAGATGTCCGCGTGTTAAATTGAATAGGCGGGTTTCCCCGCCTATTTGCAGTTCCTAGCTTTACTTTTTTACTTTTATATTTTTACTAGGATATAGC